GGTAGACTCTCAGTATGGGTCAGATGCTTCGGCACAACAGGAGAAATAAATGTTAAAGCCAGTTATTGTACTTGCAGGGTCTTTACTCGCAACAGGTGCAGCTGCTCAAACAGAAATCATTGGTACAGTGGATTCAAAATGTATCATTATTAGTGAAACTTCAGGGATTTACGGAAACCCAAGCCCGAATCTTTTAACTACCGACCCTACAAACGGCGGAGTAAAACCAATTATTCGTTATGATGTAATTAGTGCAGACTACTATAAAGCAAAAATTTCTTATCCTATTACATTCTCTTCATCACCTTCGCTGGATGACGTTGTAAATTGGGATGGCGGAGTAACCGTATCAGAAGTTTCTGATAGTTTGATGTCAGACTATGACACAAACAAAATTACTTACAACAACGCAACAGAGTACGACTTAACCATTGCAGGAAGCACATGGTTTACAGTAGCTTCTGAAGCAGACTACGGGTATACAAAATCATTGCCCGCAGGATCATATAATGCTGTTGTGGAGGCAGAGTGTATACCTCTATAAGGATCGCACTCTTTTTCTTGATAGTACTAAGCAGTGGGCCCTTATCGGCCCACGAGCTTACTCCTACATATATAAAGCTAAGACAGTCTTATGTGGAAAACGTACTTACAACAAGAGTTAATTTATGGAATGGAAGACCGGATGTCTTGTACTATAAATTAAATGTATACAATAAAGATTGGGAAGAGGTTCCATTCTTTGCACTTCCCGGCAATGTAGTGAAAGTAGACTACACAGAAAGAATGAAGTTAGACGTATTTATAGGAGCGCCTGATGCAGTTAATGCAGTTTATGTATGTACTCGCTCTCAGATACTCAAAGGACTAAAACAAAAAACAGTAATATCATCGAAGATTTGCTCAAAAATCAAGTGAGGATGCGTGAAAAAGAAGTGTTTCATCGCAATAACAATATTTTTTATAGTACTGCTTATGGCTCCCGCGGTTGCCTTTAGCCAGTCGTTAAATTTAAATCTACCACAGTCACCTTCTAGTTACCAATCAGATAGGTTTAGGCACGGAGATTTAGATTGCTCTAATGCGATTGGAGGCAGTACTAATTTAGAGTTTGGTGTAGTAGGATTACTAGATCAACAACAACAACCTTTTGACACTATAGGAAATAGCAGCAGCAATGTGCTTGGAGACTATCAAAAAGATGTGGGTGTGTATGCACGAATAACAATACCGTTAGACAAACCGAAAGAACGCATTAACTGCAACACGCTATATAAACTAGCACTAGAACGAGAACGATTAGAAGTGCAGCGACTGAAAGCCGAAGTAGAACAACTAAAGAGGCTACAGTTCGAGAATGATTGAGGACCAATGGCAGAGTTTGAATTTGCGGGAATGACATTTAAGGGCGGGAAGGCTGCAATAGTCTTTACTGCCCTTTCTACATTAGGAGGAGCTTCCTGGGCGGTTTTTGAATTTTACGCAGACTATATGAATATGAAAGAGATTGTAGAGAATATTGATGTAGGCGCGATTGACGCTAGGAATGCTGTAATTGAAACAAAGCTCGATGAAGCTATAGACTATACTCGAGATATTAAGAATTCTTTAAAAGATGACATTACTCGTATAGAGCGAGTATCGGACGCTACTTCGGGACGTGTAAAAGATATACAAAATGATATTGATACTAGGCTACGAGAAGTTTCTGATCTTAGTCGAGAAACGGAAAAAGATGTTAGAGACACAATGGGAGATTTAGAAGATCGCATTGAAACTAAGATGGACAAGCTAGAAACAAGTCTCGAGGACAAACTACAAAAAGCTTTAGACAATCCCCTAGCGGATTAAGGTACCAAAAATAAAACTTGACTTTGCAACTGGCATGGAGTAGAATTGCAAAATGGGAAAAGAAGTTACGACAATATCCCCTGAGGGACTTGAAATAGCCAATGCTTATTTGCAGTTTGGGAACATTCGTGCAGTTTGTGAGATGATGGCAGTTCCAGAAAACCAAGTGGTTGAGTTACTAAATAAACGAGAAGTTAAAAAGTATATTGATACTGTTTATCTCGATATGGGGTATCGCAACAAAAACAATATTGCCCATGTGTTAGACGAAATGATTGCTAGTAAATTAGAAGAAGCTCAGGAGACTGGAGTATACTCTTCCAAAGATTTAGCAGACTTGCTACAGATGGCACATAAAATGCGTATGGATGAAATTAAAGCGCAAGCTGAGTTATTAAAAGCCGAATCAACTAATATTCGTAATCAGACTAATGTTCAGATTAACGATGGCTCACTACCTTTTGGTCAGGGCAACTACGGTAAACTCATGGAGAAATTACTAAATGGACCAGGAGAGTAGAATACGAAGCATTGAGCTTGAAATGGCACAGCATGAATCTCAATGTGAAGAACGTTGGAAAACGACCTTCAATAGACTTATGGAAATAGAAGAGTCTTTAAAAAGAATTGAAAATAGAATCATGGTAGGAGCGGGAAGCCTTATTATTTTTCTTGCAGGAGTAATTGTAACATTACTCATGGACTAATGGGTGCGAAGACATATAAACTATGAATTTCAAAAAAGATCATTTGCAAAAGATTTCGTATTTGCCTGTTCTATAGGATTTAACGTAGGGTTAATAATTGGTTTAATATTACTAGCCGTGGTATAAGGAGAGATGTATGTATAGTATAAAAATTTCTAATGCAGGAAGTGCTGATCAATGGAGAATAACTGTTGATAATCAAACTCGCTTAGTTGCAGAAGATTGGGACGAAGTACACGCTTTTATGGAAAGACTGCTTATTCCCACACCTGAAGTACGTGAAATGACCGCTTATGAACTTAAGCAAGCTTTGGTAGATCAAGGTACCGAAGACGGAGAAGAGTAATGCCAGCAGGTAAAGGAACTTACGGTAAAAAACGCGGACGACCCGCCAAAAAAGGTAAGGGTAAAAAGAAAACTATGGGCAAACTAACCGCAGCCCAAAAGAAATTGCCTCCAGCGTTACGAAAGGCAATCATGAAGAAGAAGCGTGGCGGTAAAAAGAAGAAGTAAGCGCAAGGCTGCTAAAAAACGTCCCGTACCAACCAATAAAAAATTATATGCAAGGGTAAAAGCTCAAGCTAAAAGAAAATTTGCTGTATACCCTTCCGCTTATGCAAACGGTTGGTTAGTTAAAACTTATAAAGCCAAAGGCGGTACTTACCGCATGGGTAAATAAATGGCTAAACCAAAAGGTGGATTAACCAAGTGGTTTAAAGAAAAATGGGTAGATATTTCCCGTCCTAAAAAGGGCGGGGGATATAAACCTTGTGGCCGTAAAACGTCTAAAAAAGGAAAGTACCCTAAATGCGTTCCTGCATCAAAAGCCGCACGTATGACTGCTGCACAAAGAAAGTCTGCAATTCGACGAAAACGAGCCGCAGGTAATCCAGGAGGCAAGCCGACTATGGTAAAAACTTTTACTAAGTCAAAGAGGAGAATGAGACGTGGCAGCAAAAAGAAAAGGTAAAAAACGTGACCCGCGCTTAGCACGCGCAAGGGTAAAAGGGTTCAACAAACCTCGTAGAACTCCCGGACACCCAAAGAAGTCCCATATCGTCGTAGCAAAGGTAGGTGACAAAATCAAAACGATTCGATTTGGGCAAAAAGGCGCTAAGACTGCAGGCAAGCCTAAAGCAGGTGAGAGTGCTGCAATGAAAGCGAAGCGTAAAAGCTTTAAAGCACGTCATGCGAAGAATATTGCAAAGGGTAAAATGAGCGCAGCTTATTGGGCCGATAAGGTGAAATGGTAGTGTTTGATTTAGAAGTATCTCATATTAATAAAACTTGGAAGTATAAATACGACAAAGAACAGTATAAAGTATCCGACCATTGGAGAATAATGAAAGACGCTCCATATATCGGAGATTGTGAGGATTACTCTCTTACCGTACTATACTTAATCAGTGAAAAATCATGGTTTAAGTTTTGGTTTCACTTATTTACTTTTAAAGCAAAGATTTGTTTTGTAACTACACGCACTGGAGGCGGACACGCCGTACTTAAGTTCGGTAAATTGTATATTGATAACTGGAGCAAGAAGTTTGTTTCCAGGCAAGAAATGGAAAAGCTTGGACATAGATTCCATCCTTGGAGATTCCTACCTACCACGGTAGCAATCAAGATGCTTATAGCAAAACTGAGAGGATAACATGGAAGAGAAGTTTCATCCCGCAGATACAAATGGTGACGGGGAGGTCACCCCAGAAGAACAAGCAATGTACTTAGAGTTTAAACGAAAAGAACTTGAAGACAAGGATGCTCAACGAGACGCAATTCGTAAGATGGCTTGGTTTTCTTTAGTAGGCTTACTATTATACCCCTTTGGTATTTTTCTAACTTCTTTATTTGGGTTAGATCAAGCGGCAAATTTAATTGCAGACATAGCTCCAACTTACTTTGCCTCAATCGCAGTACTAGTGTCGGCCTTTTTCGCCGCAGATGCAGTAGGGAGTAAGAAATAATGGAAATGTTACTTGATTTAGCTATAACTTTTTGGCAGTGGACAGTATTCGCAGTACTAGTAGTAATCGGGTTTATCTTTACTAAGTTTGATGGACAAGGAGACTATCGTGTAGGGTTTGAGTACAATGAAATGCCTCATATGAAACCTCTTCCAATTGCAACAAAAGATAAAGGATTTTTTAAAGGTATTCTTATGTGGTTAATGGGAGTACGGCAGTGGGAAATCTGCGATGACTTTCATTTTAAGATTGGGGGTGAAGAGTACGTAGTTCCTAAAGGCTTTGAGTTTGACGGTGCTTCCGTACCAAAGTTTTTAGCTATGTGGTTGTCTCCTACAGGAGTACTACTTATGGGTGGTCTTGTTCACGATTATGTCTATAAGTTTGCTTGTTTGAAAAAGAAAGACGGAACAAACACAACTAAAATGGATCAGAGTCAAGCCGATAAACTGTTTCGCGACATTTGTATTGAAGTAAATGGCTTTAAGTTTTTAAATTATCTCGCTTACTGGGCACTAGCAGCAGCAGGCTTTATGGCTTGGAATGGCCACAAGAAGAGAGGAACTCACATATGAAATATTTAATTAAACTTACGGGTGAGCGTAGTACTGCAGATGGTGTGGTACTTATAACACTTTGCGGTAGTTTTCTACTGCTCGGGGGCCTTGCAAAAGTAGCCGCATGGGCTGGTTTGGCTTACGGTATATTTACTTTATTTAAGACGGAGTCCTAATGCTTGGAACACTAAAAATGCTGCCTATTGCAATTGTACTTGCAGGTGCAGGGTATGCTTATCATACAACTGTTGTAGGGCAAAAAGACCTTGCAATAGCGCAGCTTGAAAAAAACAATGTAATTTTAAAAGAAAACACTATTAAGCTTGAGACTGCGTTTGAAACAGCAGAAAAAGCAAGAGTGCAATCTGAACAAAACCTACAAAAACAACTAAAAGTAATTGGAGAGCTAGGCGAAAAAAATAACGCTATGCAACAAGAAATGGACAATTACTTATCTATTTTTAAGAGACACGACCTTACTAGGCTTGCTAAAGCAAAGCCAGGACTTATACAGCCTCGTATTAACAAAGGCACTAAGGAAGTATTTCGAGCAATAGAAGAAGCAAGTAAAGAGGTGCAAAATGCGGACTCTAACTAGTATACCTTTGATTGTGCTACTCAGCGGATGTTCATGGCTACAGCCTCAACCTCTTCCTGCTCCAGAACCAATAATTAAAACAGTTACTGAGTATAAAACACTGGAAATCTATCAGCCTCCCTTACCTAAAGCAATTAATTTAGAAGATGTAGAATTTTTTGTTGTTACAGAGAAAAATTTTGATGAGCAGATAGCCCAGCTTAAAAAATTACAGGATGGATCTTATGTTCTTTTCGGAATTACTCCTTTAGACTACGAGAACATGTCCTACAATTTACAAGAGCTTCGTAGATATATTCGCCAACAAAAAGAAATAATTATTTATTATCGAGAAGCGACACAAAATGATGTTGGTACTGATGCAGAAGATTGGCTTGAACAAAACAAAGAAACTTTAAAAGATCAAAAAACAGAGCAGTAGTTATGTCCATAGAAATTAGTCGTCGAGATGTAGTATCCGAAGAACTACACAATTTAGAATCTGAGACACGCTTTCTTAAGTTAGCCGTAACTCCCTACCTGGAGCTTCTCGGCGTTACACCTTTACCCTCTCAGGTAGCAATTATAAATGCGATAAACAATCCAAAGTACCGCTTTGTCTGTGCCGCAGTCTCTAGAAGACAGGGCAAGACATACATCGCCAATATTATTGGACAACTAGTGTCCCTAGTTCCAGGTTCCAATATTCTTATTATGTCCCCCAACTATTCGCTGTCTCAGATTTCTTTTGACTTACAAAGAAATTTAATTAAACACTTCGATCTAGAAGTTACAAAAGACAACGCTAAGGACAAAGTTATAGAACTGAGCAATGGCTCAACGGTTCGAATGGGTTCTGTTAACCAGGTTGATTCCTGTGTAGGAAGAAGTTACGATTTAATTATATTTGACGAGGCGGCGTTGGCAGACGGACGTGATGCGTTCAACGTAGCTCTTCGACCTACTCTAGATAAAGATAACTCTAAAGCTATTTTTATTTCTACCCCTCGGGGCAGGAACAACTGGTTTGCAGAATTTTTCGATAGAGGTTTTAATGATGAGTTTCCCGAGTGGTGCTCTATACGAGCTACTTATAAAGATAATCCGAGAATGTCTGAATTGGATATTTCGGAAGCTAGAAAATCTATGTCCGATGCTGAATTCAGGCAAGAGTATGAAGCAGATTTTAATACGTACGAAGGACAGATATGGAACTTCAATCACGAACAGTGTATCGTTAATAATGAAGTTCTCGACATATCTAATATGGATGTATTTGCTGGTCTCGATGTGGGTTATCGTGATCCAACTGCATTCTGCGTAATAGCTTATGATTGGGACGAAGAACAGTACCATATATTAGGAGAATACTTAGATGCTGAAAAAACAACGGAACAGCACGCGCTTAAAATACAAGAGTACATTGATATGTTCGATATTGATTATATCTACATTGACTCTGCTGCTCAGCAAACTCGATTTGACTTTGCACAAAATTATGACATTAGCACAATCAACGCTAAAAAATCCGTACTTGATGGAATTGCGCATGTAGCAAGTATTACAGATAATAATAAATTACTTGTTGATCAAAGGTGCTCAGAAGTTTTAAGTTGTTTAGATCAGTACCAATGGGACCCTAATCCTAATTTAGCTAGAGAAAAGCCAAAACATAATCGAGCATCCCACATGGCGGATGCTTTAAGATATGCACTATACTCATTCGAAACTAGTAACAGTGGGTTTTAAAGATACCTGTAAAAAATAGTATTTGACAATTTATCCTACAGAGGCTATAATTCAAAATGAAAAAGCTCAAAAGAGATCCAGTAAAATATATACGGGATCGCGCGAAATCAAAGTATCAGAAAGGTACAGAGTGTGAGATTTGTGGATCAGACACTCAATTAGACTTTCACCATTTCTATACTCTCTCCCCTCTATTGAAGGAGTGGTTAAAGAAAAAGCAGAAAGAGCGCCCAGATCATTATGTAGATGAATACATTACTATCTGGAGAGATGAGTTTATAGAAGATAAGTGGGCGGAGCTGTACAACGACACAGTGACACTTTGCCATAAGCATCATTTGGAACTGCACAGATTATACGGCAGAAATCCAGCCCTAGTGACAGCTACAAAGCAAATGCGCTGGGTAGAGATTCAAAGAGAAAAACATGGCATGGTATGATAGATTAATTGGCAGAAAGCCCGAAGCGGAGGAAAAGTTAAATCCTGCGCAGCCATACTATGACCACAAAATAGACCCCTCTCGAGAAAGACCTAGAAACTACGAGAGAGCATACGAAGACTTAGAAATTGTAAATCGCGGTGTTAATCTTATTGTAGATGACGCGGCAGAAATACCTACTACTGTAGGCGGACAAGTTCAAGGTATGCAGAGTGTAATAAAAGGTATTAAGCGTTCTAGAGTCGAGTTGCTCCTCAATAAAGAACCCAACCCTTTTCAAGATATTAGCACTTTTCGTCGTAATTTAATTACTGATTTTTTAATTGACGGAAACATATTTATTTACTTTGACGGAGTACACCTTTATCATTTACCCGCAAATAAAGTAAATATACATACAAGTGATACTACTTATATTGAAAAGTTTACTTTTAATGAAGTAATAAACTACAAGCCTAGTGAAATTATTCATATAAAAGATAACTCTTTTTACTCTATTTATCGAGGAGTTTCACGTTTAAAGCCTGCATTACGTACAATGGTACTAATGAGAAGCATGCGAGACTTCCAAGATAATTTCTTTAAAAACGGCGCTGTTCCAGGGCTAGTACTAAAATCCCCTAATACATTGTCAGAAAAAATTAAAGAAAGAATGATACAATCATGGACTGCTCGGTATAGACCTGATGCAGGTGGAAGACGCCCCCTTATATTAGATGGAGGTATTGAGATTGATTCTGTAGCTAACGTAAACTTTAAAGAATTAGACTTTCAGGCAGCTATTGCTGAAAATGAAAAAATTATTTTAAAAGCACTGGGTGTACCTCCAATTATGTTGGACTCGGGAAATAATGCAAACATTCGTCCTAATATGCGTATGTACTATTTAGAAACTATTCTTCCAATTGTTCGTAAGATGAATTTTGGCCTAGAAAGGTACTTTGGATTTGCATTATCAGAAGACATTACAAATATTCCGGCACTACAGCCAGAACTACGAGATGCTTCTGCTTACTACACTTCTTTAGTAAATGGCGGTATTATTACTCCCGCAGAAGCCCGAGAACACTTAGGTTTTGAAGCTATAGAAGGTACGGAAGAAATACGAGTACCTGCGAATATTGCAGGTAGTGCAACAAACCCAGACGAGGGAGGACGACCCCCCGAGCCTGAAGAAGGAGAAGAATAAAATGGCAGTTCGAGTAAAGAAAACTGTATTAGATATTGCGTACAAGCATTTCAGTGAGTTTGGTCTACCGCTTGATATTGAGTATAAAGCTTATACAGGCATTGTAGGAGCAAAAGAAGCTTTATCAGTGCCCTCAGTAAAGAGAAGTTTTAAAGCATGGAAGTATTTGCTACATGCATTAGTAAAACACCACCCTGATTTAGTTAAAAAGCCGGAGCCAAAACCTGCTCCAAAACCCACACCAAAACCTGCTCCGAAGCCTAAAGCAGCTCCGAGCAAGCCTGCTAAAGCAGAAAAAAAGAGTGAAGAATAATGGAAAAAATCTTTAACCTTACTTCTACCTTTAAGGCTTTTGACGAAGATGATGATGGTGGCGTTCACATTTGTGGAATGGCTAGCACTGCTGACTTCGATCGCGCTGGGGATACAATCTCAGCAGAAGCATGGACTAAGGGTGGCCTTGGTAACTTCGAAAAGAATCCTATAATTCTTTTCAATCACGATTATAACAAGCCTATCGGACGCGCTACAGGACTTAAAGTCACTGAAAACGGTCTCGAACTTAAGGCTAAAATTTCTAAGTCTGCGCCCGATCACGTCGCGCAGCTTGTAAAAGAAGGC